GAGGCCAAGTTGAAGGTCGCTCAACAACCAAAGTTTACACCTACTAAAACAGATGACGAACTTAAAACTTTTAAAGATAAGTACCCAGATGTTTATGGTGTGGTTGAGACAGTTGCACATAAGCAAGCAAATGCACAAGTAGAAGGTTTACAATCCGAAATTAGTAAATTACGTGAACGTGAAACTGAACTTGTTACACAGTCTGCTTATAAAGAACTGACAAATGCACATCCCGATTTTACTGAGTTAAAAGATGCACCAGAATTTTTAGATTGGTTGCAAACACAACCACCATCTATAGCTGACGGTGTAACTAAAAATAACACAGATTCAAAATGGGCAATCAGAGTTATAGACCTTTATAAAGCTGATGCAGGTATATCAAAGTCAAAAACCAAGTCTAAGTCTGCCGCCGATGCAGTTACAAGAACATCTTCAAAAAATGTTAATGTAGAAAACAAAGACGGTAAGAAGGTTTGGAAGTCTTCTGAAATTCTCAAATTAAAACCTTGGGAATATGCAAAAGTCGAACAAGAAATAGACACCGCACTGCGTGAAGGTCGTGTAGTGCGAGACACAAAATAACCCTTAACTTTGGGAGGCTAAAATGGCATTTTCAAATGCGGCTGGTTACTCAAATTTATCGCAAGGTAATTTCGTACCAGAAATATATAGTCAAAAAGTTTTAAAATTTTTCCGTAGGTCATCAGTTGTAGAAGACATAACTAACACAGATTACTACGGCGAAATTGAAAACTTTGGCGACACAGTAAGAGTCATTAACGAGCCAACGATTACAGTATCTTCTTATAATAGAGGCTCTGTTATTAATACCCAAAACTTAGATGACAATCAGTTTACACTAACTGTAGATACAGCAAATGCTTTTGCATTTAAAATTGATGACATTGAAGAAAGACATTCACACTTAAACTTTGAAGCGTTAGCTACCTCTTCTGGTGCTTACTCTTTAAAAAGAAAGTATGATAGAGATGTCTTAGAAGCAATTCAAGGTGCATCAGGTATCAACACAGGTACTGCTGTAACTCCATCTGGTTCATCTGCAGGTGACACTGTAGTGAACGCAATTTCAGAAGCGGCTAGAATTCTAGACGACAATGAAGTTCCAGAAGAAGGCAGATGGATGGTTGCACCACCTAAGTTGTACGAAGTATTAAAGACAGCAGGTTCTAAGTTCTTAGAAGTACAGGTAACTGGCATGAACGAATCACCATTATTAAATGGTAAAGTTTTACCGGGCCCGGTACATGGCTTTAATTTATACAAATCAACTGCACTAAATCTAAGTGGCACAGATATTATTACAGCAACTGGAACATCAAACCAGTTTAAAGTATTATTTGGTCATATCTCTTCAGTAGCTACTGCTTCGCATATTGCGAAAACAGAAGTTGTAAGAGATACAGATTCTTTTGCAGACATCATTAGAGGATTACACGTTTATGGACAAAAAGTATTGCGTACAGAAGCGGTAGTAAGAACTTTAATGACAATGGCGTAAGGAGGATAACACCATGGCAACATATAACGTAACTGGGCCGGGTGGAACAACTGGTCATCCATCAGTAGTTCGTAGACCTTACCTAGTAGAAAATACGATTGACATCTCTGCTATCAATGGTGATAGTGGAGCGGCACAAAACGATGTATTACAGGTACTAGATATTCCTGCAGAAACTTTAATTATGGAAGCAGGTATCGAAGTATTAACAGCGTTATCAAGTAGTGTTACTTTAGATTTAGGTATCACTGGCGGAGACGTTGACAGATATGTCGATGGAGATACTAACGCTACAGGTTTCTCTGCACCAACAGCTACAGCTAGAACAGTAGTTGCAAGTGCGGATACTCTTGATGTATTAGTTCTTAGTGCGGACTCAACTGCGGGAAAAATCCGTGTGTTTGCAGTTCTATGTGACGTATCTGGCGTTGAGGAAAGTGATTTAAACACTGCAACTCAACACGATACAGCAGTATAATAATAATAGGGGGCCTTAGTGCCCCCTTTTAAAATATAAAATGATAAAAGTAGTAATGGCCATAATAATAACATCAATGCCGAATTGGCCATCGGTAAAGTATCAAGGATATTTATATCCAGACATGGAAACATGTTTAACATCTACAGAGATGTACGTAGAAGAATTTAAAGCATATGCAGATAGTCAAGGAGATTATGATGCTCATTTTAACTCCATATGCTTTGAAGTTGATGCTTATCCTATAGAAGGATTTAATCAAATACAATTAGGAATATAAATGGCAGTTCACGATTTAAGACAAAAAACAAAAGCTAGTACAGGACAAAGAATTATAAAAGATGAATCATCCTGTAATTGTTCAGAAAAAATTGTTGAGTTACAACAAGAGCTACAACAATTAAAAAATATGATACAAAACAAAAAACCAATGATTGTAGATGCATTGGTTGTAGAAGATGAGAAAAGAACATAAAAATCCTAAAGGTGGTTTAACAGCCGCAGGAAGAGCTTACTTTAAAAGAAAGGAAGGTCTTAACTTGAAGGCCCCGGTCAAACGGGGAGATAATCCGAGGCGAGCGAGCTTTCTAGCCAGAATGGGAGCTAGCAAAGGGCCAGACTATAAAATAGTAAAAGGTAAAAAAGTTCCAAGTCGAAAGTTACTAGCGTTAAGACAATGGGGAGCATCTTCATCTGAAGACGCTCGTAGAAAAGCAAAAGCTATAAGTAAACGTAACAAAGCAAAGAAAGGTAAAAAATGAAAAAAGGTTTATATGCTAATATTCACGCTAAGAGAAAACGTGGTGAAAAAATGAGAAAGAAAGGTGCAAAAGGCGCACCTACTGCGGCTCAATTTAGAAGAGCTAAACAAACAGCGAGAAAAAAATAATGCCACTTAAAAAAGGTAAGTCACAAAAATCAATATCTTCTAATATTCGTAAGATGAAAAAAGAAGGTAAGAAACCTATGAAACAAATTATTGCTATAGCATTAACTGTAGCAGGAAAGGTAAAACCAGATGCCCGCAAAAAGAAAAAGAAAAAAGGCAAAAAGAAAGTTTCCTCCCGTTCCAAAAACTAAAGGTGGTGTACCTACTAAGTATGTTAGAGGTGCAAAAAATCCTAAAGCACGAGAGGCAGAAATAAAAAGAACAGCTAAACTTTATAAAGAAGGAAAGCTAACACCTGCAATGATGAAAGCTATAAGCAAAAAAAGGAGCAAAGGATGAGCAGTAAACAAGCAGTTATTGATAAGTATCACAAATCAAGTGGTATATCTAAATCTACATTGAGTAAAGTTTACTCGAGAGGGGCGGCGGCATATTTTTCAGCAGGGTCAAGACCTAAAGTTTCACAGCATGCATGGGCATCAGGGCGTGTGAGGAGTTTTGCGACTGGGAAAGGCGGAGCTAGAAAAGCAGATAAAGATTTATTAAAAGGCGGGAAAAAGAAAAAGAAAACCGTTAAAAAGAAAAAAAGGTAGTGGTCGAAAAGGAGGTAAGTATGTGTGAATATTGCGGCATGGGATGTGGCGATTGTAGAGGATAACTGTGGCAGACCCTAAAAAAGGTACAGGTAAAAAACCAAAAGGTAGCGGCAGGAGATTGTACACGGATGAAAATCCTAAAGATACAGTAAAAATAAAGTTTGCAACTCCTGCTGATGCAAGAGCTACAGTAGCTAAAGTTAAAAAGGTAAAGAAACCTTTTGCCCGTAAGATACAGATACTTACAGTAGGAGAACAAAGAGCAAAAGTAATGGGAAAAACTCAAGTAGTGAGTATTTTCAAGAAAGGAAAAGAAGCTCTAAGAAGAGCGAAGAAAAGAGGGTAAATAACTAATTTTCTTGACAATACGCTAATTTAGTGTATAATATATAAAGGGAGTCATGACAACAACATATTTAACATTAGTTAATAATGTCTTACAAGAAATTAATGAAACTACGCTAACTTCTGGTAATTTTAGCAGTAGTAGAGGTATACAAACAGCAGTAAAAACATTTGTTAACAAGTCCATTAATGACTTTTATAATGCAGAGTTAGAATGGCCTTGGTTGTACGTG